TTACGGCATTTTTTCTATTTCATCTCTGAGCCATTCAACATCGCGGATCGTGTAGACTGCTTCGGTTACGTCTGTGATTTTGTGACCGGCAAGACGCTTCACAACATATTCGTCCACGCCTGCCTTTTTTGCCATTGTAATGAAGGTTGTGCGGGGATCATGTGGACGATGTTCAGAACGAAGATTCAGTGCAGCGACAACTTTATCAAACCGGCCAGCATATTTATCGTAGGTAATCTTCATACCACCCTTGGTTGCTTCCGGATCATTAAAGAGACGGTCACTTCCAAGAGAAATAGATTCATTATAATTTCTTTTTACCAGTTCGCGGATTCGAGTGTGAATCGGGACAGTACGGTGTCTTCCTGCGTCTGTCTTCATGCCTCCAGTAATACACCACTTTTCTAAATCAACATCTTTTAATTCCAGCAGCCCCATTTCTTGGGGACGCCACCCCATGTAACATTGTATAAGCACCCAGTCCGCAAATTTGACATTGCCAACAGCATTCCATAGAGCTTTCATTTCAGAATCGTTGAAATTTATATGGCCACGTTTAGCCTCTTCTTTTTCTTTAATGATATCGTTTGAGAGTTCAAAGGTACGGGCATAGTTTTTGGAGACAAGATCATATTCCATAGCATAGTCTAGCATGAGGTTAAACATGGATTTTATTCTGGATTTCGTTCCGGGGGATGCAGGCACCTTAGCTCCGGCATCCTTACCCCGGTTTTGAATTACATATCCGTCTTCCATGATTCCTTTTATATGGCGGGCGCGCAGATCCTTCACACGCATCCCCTGGATAGCGTGACAATATCTCCAGGCAGCAATGATCGTCCTGGAAGAAGAATCACTTTCAAGTGTGGGAAAGTAAGCTGCTGTCCATCTCTCATAAAGCTCGGCCAGAGTCATATTGTTGTTTTGAATATCATAGGGGTTGGCTCCATATTCGGCTAAAGCCTGCAGAGCCTCTTTTTTGGTTTTAAAGGTTCCGATAGTAACTCTGTTCTGGACTGCTTTCCCGGTTTCCTTGTTTATAATCCAGCCGAGAGTTACCCTGGCTAGATATGGCTTACGCCGGTTTCTAGATAATTTAGTTACGCTTCCATAGCCGTTCGGTAGTTTCAATAGATCATCTCCTGTTACAATGTAATGGTTTCGATAATGTTTCTGAGATCCTGGAAATTTGTTTTTATCGGCTTCAGAGAAAGGAGAGAGTTCAAACCTATACTTTTCTGGTTAGGCCTTTGCTGGTCCAGAACAGAAGTAGGTAATACATAAAATTCCCAGAGATTAAGATTTCTTATGGATTGTTCGCGACTTCTGGCAGTATACAGGCAAAAGACATACAGGTCAGAATGACGGCTCCGATCAGGAGAATAACCTGTCTGCGGATTCCATGCTCGCTTTGGTGCGATGTCAAAAATAATGTGTGAAAAGTAGTCCTCGCTCCAAGATTGAAGGTAAGCGGCAGATTTTACTTCAATCCTTCGCCCGGAAGGGCTGGTTAGATCATAAGGTGTCCAGTCAGTCCTCAAAATTTCTCGGGGGGGGGGTAAAAATGAGAATGATTTTTTTACGAGAAATTCTGCCAGCACACCTCGAAGCGTATTGTTAAGCAGATCAGAATAGGCCCAGCTCCAAAATTCAGAGATGGATATTTCTGTATCGTTGCCATCGAGAGTAAATTTCTCATTTCCGTTTAGTAGTTCCATTGTCTCCTCCTCATTAGGTAAGGACAGCCGGTAAGCATCCGTTCAGAGATTGAAGCAGAGAGAACTGACATACTTCATCCGAGAGAGGACCGTAAGAGTGAACCATGTGAATAAGGGATTCATCAGATAAAGAGATACGGGCCTGCAGTCTTTGAATTTTGGCGGTTGCCCTGTACAAAGTTTGAGTGTCACAGCAGTTAAGACTTGTGCAGAATGAAACAAGATAAAAAAGAATGGCCGGTACATCATGCCCGGCCATTTCTTCTGCTCTTGCAAGGGTGAAATACTTGGCTGCGTTGTGCTGCATAAAACATCCTCCTGTCAGTACCGAGTATTACAATACCAGCTCAGCCGGATAATCTTTTCCCTTCGTCAACGTATTTCTTTGAGTCCTCAACAGCGCGCAAGAAGCCTTTGATCTCCCCCATAAATTCGTACTGCTTATTTATAGGGAGTTCGTGAAATAAATCCAAAAGCTCTTGATCCATTGCGGAAAGCTGTGGTTCTGGAGGCACCGATTCTGCAGCAAACGGTTGCTCGACCACAACAGGGCGCTCCTTACCAGTCAGAAGATAATCCAACGAAACGCAAAGATAATTTGCGATAGCTGGCATATAGCGAGCTGGTGGATCTTTTTTTCTGGCTTTCCATGTAGACATAGTAGAGGTTTGGATATCGAGAATCTTGCACAATTCTATGGCCGTTTTGCCACGTTCTGCGAGTAATTCGGATATGCGTTCGATGATTTCCATAATACACCTCCAAGTGCATAAAATTACGCAAATACGAGGTAAAATCTTTACAAATACGCAGATTCGTGCTATAATATAACCATGAAACAAATAATTATTCGTGGTTGCGAGCCTATGATTTAAAATTTGTTTCATACCGAGTGCGTGTTTGCAATAACTCGTATTTGTATTATAACACGCACTCAGAAAAAATGCAAATGCGAATTGCAGATGCAGGAAAGGAGATTGATGTAAATGAGCAATACTACTGTCCCCATTTCTGAATGGTGTAAGGAAATAAGAGTTGCGCTTGCGAAGAAGGAAACAAACCTTCAGAACGTAGCCCAGGAGATCGGTTACAGTTATACAACAATAACCGCTCTCATCAGTGGCCGTATCGTGAAGAAAAATTACCTGGATATCGCAAAGAAAATTAACGAAGTCTTGGAAGTGGATGTACTTCCGGAAAAGCCGCAGCTTCCGTCTGATGAATGGTGTGGAACGGTGCGAGCGAAACTGTATATGAAGAAAATGAATATCAGCGAGCTGAGCAAGTCCATCGGATTCAATCGAGACAAGGTATCGTTAGTATTGAACGGACACGCACTTGATTGGCCAGTGATTGAAAAAATCAATGAACAGTTGGAAGTTGAAGTGCCGGCCGTTCCTGTAGGTACTGATTAAATTATATGCGAAAGTAAGGTAAATGAGAATGGGACGGAACCCTATAAAAGAAAACCAGAATCCGTATTTTAGAGCCAGAAAACAGGCTGCAGAATGGGATGCGAGGCTGGAAAGTAGAGAAAGAGCATCAGAGCTTATAGGAATTGCGGCATATACGCTCGCAGATTATGAGCTTGGAAATGTAAAAAGAATACCGGCTGATAAGGTTTTAATAATGGCGGATCTGTATAACGCACCTTGGCTCCTGAGCAATTATTGTAAGAACGAATGTCCGATTTGTGGATTTCTTCCACTTGCAACGGAAGAGAAAAATATATGCAGCGTGACGGTGAGGTTATTAAAAGCCTTGCGAGGAAATGAGCTGGAAGATATGAAAAACCAGTTGCTTGAAATATCCGAAGACGGACAGATTAGGGATGATGAGGTGGCTGCGGTGAGGAAGATTTCGGAATATCTGGATAACATCGCAGAAGTAATAAGTGAATTTAAGATTATGAGCGATAAGGCTCTGAAAGACAAATAGGAGGACACGATGAGAAAGGTCAGACAATTACTGAGAGAAAATTGGATACCGGTTTTAGCTGGGATTTTTCTGACAAAGTGGGCTGTAGATTATGCATATCAAGCGCGGGGCTATAACGCGATAGGGAGTGAATGGTTAGTGTTACCGTTCACCATTTTTATTTTTAACTGGGGAAAAGCGGCGTGGAAAGATTTAAGAGGTGAATAGGTATGTGTGCAGTATGCAGAAAAAATCCATGTGACAGTAGATGTCCGAACGCAGAAGAGCCGAAATCCATATATACGTGCGAATGGTGCAATGAACCGATTTATGAAGGCGATAAGTATATGGATACTTCGGAAGGTCCGGTTTGTAAAGACTGCATAGAAGGTATGAGCGTTGTAGAGTTTTGTGAACTGATTGGAGAATCGTTCAAAATAGCAGAGAAGGAGGAAGAATAGAATGGCAGATCAGACAGGAATGCAGCCGGCAGCACCACAAGCGTCACCAGCTGTTCCGGTAGTAAAACAGGTAAAGGAGTTGCTTTCCCAGGACAAAATCAAAGAAAAATTCGGAGAAGTCTTAGGGCAGAAAGCTCCTCAGTTTATGGCCTCGATCACTAATACAGTATCAGGAAGCGCACAGTTGAAGAAATGCCCTGCAAATTCAATTATCGGAGCTGCGTTTGTAGCAGCAACATATGATCTTCCGATAGACAGCAACCTTGGATTTGCGGCAATCGTTCCGTATAACGAGAGTGTTTGGAACCCAAGGAAGAAAGACTGGGAGAAGATTCCAAAGGCTCAGTTCCAGATGATGTATAAAGGCTTCATTCAGCTGGCAATCCGGTCGGGATATTACGAGCGAATGAATTATGCAGTTGTATACAAGGACGAGCTGGAATCATATAACCCAATAACAGGCGAGATTAAGTTTGCGGAAGATTTCAGTAATTGCAAGCAGAGAGATGCCGGAGATGAAGCAAATGTGGCCGGATATTACGCCTGGTTCAGATTGAAGACCGGTTATAGCCAGGAGCTGTATATGTCAAAGAAAGCGGTGGACAATCATGCAAGAAAGTATTCCCAGGCGTACAGATATGATCTGAACAAAGGCAAGAAGTCAAGTAAGTGGACCACAGATTTTGAAGCGATGGCGCTGAAAACAGTCATTAAGCTGCTTCTTAGCAAGTGGGGAATTTTATCAGTGGATATGCAGAGAGCCATCCAGGACGATCAGAAGACATATGACGAAGAAGGAAATGGAACCTACGGCGATAACAAGTCGGATTCAGTTCCGGAATTGGAAGCACAAGATCCGTTTGAGGTAGTAGAGGAAGAACCAGAAGACGTAGATATCGATGCGATGTAGGAGGGATGATACATGGTTTTGACGGCAGAGAATTATTATAGCCAGGAAGCGAACGAAGAATATATGAGCGTATCGCAGTTCAAGGATTTCTGCGGTACATATGGGAAAATGCCTTGCGAATTTACTGCAATGGAAAAGCTGAAAGGAAGATGGGAAGAGCCGAAGTCAAAGGCTCTTATGGTTGGAAGTTATGTGGATTCCTACTTTGAGGGGACACTGGATAAATTCAAGACAGAGAATCCGGATCTTTTCAAGAGAGACGGAACGCTGAAAGCTGAGTTCGTCAAGGCGGATGAAATTATTCAGAGAATCGAGAGAGACGATTATTTTATGAAGTTCATGTCCGGCGAGAAACAGGTCATCATGACGGGCGAGCTGTTTGGTACAAAGTGGAAAATCAAGATGGACAGCTATATTCCAGGCATTGCAATTGTAGACTTAAAGGTTATGGCATCGATCACAAAGCTGGAATGGGTAAGAGATATCGGATATTTGGATTTTGTGCGGTACTGGGGATATGACATCCAGGGTGCAATTTATCAGGAGATCGTCCGACAGAACACCGGAAAGAAGTTACCGTTTTATATTGCTGGAGCTACGAAGGAAAGCGAACCGGATATTCGGATCATTCATATTACCGACAATTATCTGGCCGAGGCACTGAACCTGGTAGAAATGAATATGGCGAGAGTCCTGGCTGTGAAATCAGGTGATACAGAGCCGGATCGGTGCGAATTGTGTGATTGCTGCAGAAAGACAAGAGTTCTGAAAGCCCCTATTTCTATTACGGATTTAACGGCGGGTATTTGATATGGCTGAGAAGAAGTATTACTGGTTGAAAATGACAGACCAGTTCTTTAAAGATAAGACAATAAAGAAGCTGAGGAAGATAGCAGGGGGCGACACCTATACGATTATCTATCTGAAAATGCTGCTGACGGCAATTAAGCAGGGAAACAAAATGTATTTTGAAGGTATAGAAGACGATTTCATGGAAGAGCTGGCGTTGGAGCTGGATGAAGATACAGATAACGTAAAGGTAACAGTAAGCTATCTGAAAAGCAAGGGCCTGATAGAAGTTCTTGGAGTAGACGAAATATTGCTGACGCAATGCGCTGAGATGGTTGGATCGGAAACGGATGCCGCAAGAAGAAAAAGACTGCAGAGAGACCGGGAACGGAATCGGGCAATAGGAACAGATCCGGTGCCTGTCATAGAAGAAAAGCCAGAGGTTGTTGCAGAAGAAAAACCGGCCAAGAAAAAAGCCGAGAATACGATCCAGTTATTTCATCGTTTGGTTGAAGATTACGATATCTCAGAACCTGTTCGAGAAAAGATGGAAGTTTGGTTCCGGTACAAGATGGAGCGAAAGGAATCATACAAGGAACAGGGAATGAAATCATTGCTCAAGAAGACCGAAAATAGTGAAGGAAGTTACGGAGCGAATGAAATCTGCAATCTTATTGAAGACTGCATGGCGAATAACTGGAAAGGAATTATCTGGAAAATCCTGGAGGAAAGAAAGCAGCAGCGACCGGCAACAAGAACCGAGCAGATACAACAAAGGGTTAGCGAGGTAGATGGCTGGTAATGGAAAGAGAACAGTTCAAGGTTTTAGTGAAGGCTATGAAGGCTGTATATGCACAGCCGACTTTCATTCCGGATCAGGATGCGTTCAATGTATGGTTCGCATTGTTGGGAGATCTGCCATATAAACAGGCAGAGCTGGCAGTTCAAAAGCATATGGCAACTGAGAAATTCCCGCCGACAATAGCAGATATAAGGGAAAAGGCAGAGCAGATCACTTCCGTAAAAGAAACGGAAATGAGTGAGTTGGAAGCCTGGGCGATTGTGCGAAAAGCAATTGGAAGATCAAGTTATTATGCAGAAGAGGAATTTGAGAAATTGCCCGAGGCCTGCAAGATGGCAGTCGGAAACCCAAGCAACCTAAGAGAATGGGCGATGATGGATTCAGACCAGGTTGGAACCGTAGAGCAATCTCATTTTGTAAGAAATTACCGGACAGCGATGCAGAGAATAAAAGAAGACCGAAGAATACCAGAAAAGGTCCGAATGGCAATAGCCGAGGTAAAAAAACAGCAGATGCAGATTGAGGATAGGCAGGAGAAACATAAGTTGCCAATCCAGGAAGAAGATGAAACGAAAGGCGAAATGTCAGAAGAAATTAAGAGAAAGCTGGAGGAATTGCGAGAAAGAATGGGAACAGGAGGTAAGGCATGGAAGGGATGAATAGCCCGGAAACACTCAAGGAGGATGAAGTGCGAAGCATAAGATTTATTATTCCAGGCGTGCCATTTGGTAAGCAGAGGCCGAGAGTGACTGTTAAGAAATATACTGGTAACGATGGAGAGGAAAAGAGATTTGCGAAGGCGTATACGCCAGAAAAGACTGTCAATTATGAAAACCTGGTTAAGATGGCGTACAAGGAAGAGGCAAAAGGAAAAAGGTTTAAGGATGGGGATATGTTGGATGTCCGTATCATTGCTTATTACAATATCCCACTGTCCACTAGCAAGAAAAGAAGAAGGATGATGCTGGAGCATAAGATCCGGCCAACAAAGAAACCAGACTGGGATAATATCGGAAAGATCATCTGCGATAGCTTAAACAATATTGCATATCATGATGATAACCAGGTTGTAGATGCACAGGTAAGAAAGTTCTTCTCAGAGCATCCAAGAGTAGAAGTAACAATAAGAAAGGTGGAAGGGTAATGGCAACAGAAGAAAAACAGGCAGTAGTAGAGAAAACCACAGTAGTTCCGGGCAAAATGGAGTTTAGATTGATTAGCCCGACAGAGAGCAATTTTTTGAAACACATCGAATGGAACAAAGAAGAGCTACTGGCGGCAGTTAGAAGCAAGGTTGCATTGTATGAAGGGATTGTATATACCGAAGAAACAGTTAAATTAGCGAAGAATGATCGAGCGGAACTGAACAATCTTGTTAAGGCAATCGATGAGCGTAGGAAAAAGGTGAAAGAGGTTATCAATCAGCTATACGCAGAGTTCGAGAAGGAATTGAAGGAAATCACTGATCTTATCAAGAAGCAGTCTGCAGAGATTGATGAACAGGTGAAAGCCTTTGAGACTGCAGAAAAGGAAGAAAAGAAAGCAAAGATCATGGAGGCTTACGAGAAAGCCATCGGGAATCTTGCAGAAATCTTGCCATTTAGCAAGGTTTTCGATCAGCGTTATCTGAATAAGACCTGTAAACTGGCATCCGCAATCGCAGAAGTGCAGAAGAAAATTGAACAGGTAAAGACTGATCTTGAAACTATTGAAAGCGTATGCGGAAAGTATAAGTTGAATGCTAAGGATGTATATGTCCGCACCTTGGATTTGTCAAAAGCTATGGCGGAGGAAAAGCGCCTGAAAGATCTGGAAGAAAAACTGGAGGCAGAGCGTATTCAGAAAGAAAAAGCTGCAGAAGAAAGAAGAAAGGCAGAGCGCATCCGTAAAGAAGAAGAGCAGAAGGAAATCGAGAGACAGAAAAAAGCGGAGGAGGAGCGTATTGCCGCAGAGAAAGCTGAAGCAGAGAAAAAGCAGAGCGTTCCGGAAATGCCGCAGGACATTCCAACAGAGCAGGTAGCTGTTCCGGTACAGGAACCAGAACCGGTAGTTGATCCGTTTGCTCAGACACAGCCGCAGTCGATTCCAGAAAAGAAGTGCAGAGCTAAGTTTTTTGCAATCGGAACCAAAGAGCAGCTGAAGGCGTTAGTTGGGTACATGAAGGAAAATGGAATCAAATATGGAAAGGTGGAGTAAGGAATGGACAAATTTATGAAAGCACTGGATTTTGACAGCGATACGCTGGGAAACGTAAAACGAGATATGAATTTCGTTCTGCAGAGATTGATTGGAAACATGATGGAGAAAGGAAGCACGAATGGAAGTTTGACATTGAAAATTGATGTTAGCTTCACTCAGGAATATATTCCGAATTATGATCCTAAAGTAGAAGGCGAAAGCAGGAAAATCAATAAGCCAAGTTTCAAGCATAAAGTCACATCAACCGTGCAGATCACGGACAAAAAGGATGGCAACATGGACACAGAAATGGAGCTGGCGTTCGATGAAGATAGCGGCGAGTATGTTTTACAGCCGGTAGCCAATACAGCTCAGAAGAGCATTTTCGACAGTGATTACGAGGAAGATCTGAAACCGGAGGAGGAGCAGGAAAAAGAAGAACCAAAAGGAATCCCCCAGTTACCTGGCCCGACAGAAGCAGAAGACGAGGACGTAATCGATGTAGAATACACAGAGACGGAGACCGGACAGGAGACAGATGCAGAACCGGAAGAGGATATTACGGATGAAATTCTGGGAGATGCAGAAGATCCGGACGATATGGATGGCTACGATTACGAAAATCCGGAGGATGAAGCATGAGAATCAAAGAGAAGAGAATGAAGAGTTTTGTCAGCAGAGTAAATGTCCTAGTGCAAGACAAAAAGCATACAGAAGCTGCCAAAGCAGTGAGCGATGGACTGCAGTATTATTCAAACAATGTGATTAAAGCAATTTCTCCGTATGCTGCAGCTGATGCAGGGATGATCGTAGTAGTGCTTCGCCATCTGGCTGATGAAATTGAATCAAAGAATATAGGGGCAAAAGAATTTGCCGAGTGGTTGGACGAGCATACTAAGAAGCCGCCTCTTACAGAAACACAGGTAGTCAAGAAGACAAATATGCAGTAGGAGAGGAGAAAAATGAGCAAAGTAAAAATTACCTTAGAGATTACAACTACAGAAAAGAGCAAAGTTGATGCAGATATTCTTGCAACTTATGTATTGAGATCAGTTGCAGGAACGACAGCTACGAATGGAGCAATGGTTAGCGGCTATCGTTGTGTTTTAGTAGCAAGCGAGGAAGAGGAAAATGTCCAATAAGTTGAAAAAAGTCTTCGGACTGGACCCTGAGTATAACAAACAGCTTGAAGAAAGTATGCGGGAAGCAGAGGAAAAAGCACTGAAAGAAAAGTGGTGTTGCACCTGTGAGTATTATATACCAGTTGATCCTTACCTTCCAGGGATTGTGACGGCATATCCAGAGTGCGAAAAAGGCAGAGATCCAATGCAAAGTTGCGAAGAGTACAGAAGGAAAGGGCACGCAATCCGCAATAGCTCATGGGCAGATCGGATACGAGAGAGATTTATGAGAAAGGAGTAGAGATGGCGTTGGTTACTATATGCATTACGGCGATAGGAACACTTATAATCGAGCGTGTTGCCAGAAAAATTTATTCGGAGATCAAGGAAAGATACGAAGCCAGAATAGAAGACCGAAAAAATGGGTTTGCATATGGGGAATATCTGAACAATATAGCTTATGCGTATGGAATGAAACGCAAATTTTTTGAGTCAGACAAAGAATTTAGAGCGAGGATCTTGGAGCAGATAAGGGGGCTATAGGATGGCAACGAGATATATTATGACGCACGAAGTGATCCGGCAGGAAGAAGCTAGATTACTGGGAAGATTTGAAACATATCCGGTGAACGGAAGGAAGACCAGTGCGGAAACGATAAAGAAAATCAGGAAGGAAATCGGAAACATGACATTTAGAATTGCCAGAAAGTGCAATGTGAGTGTGAATTATCCGAGATGGAACATCCAAGGAAAGAAAGTGGTGCTGGGAGAACCTTCGGTCCTGCTTCCGACATTGAGATATGTGAGCTTTGAGGAATTGAAGGCAATAGAATTAGGTTACGAAGGAGGTGCGTAATGGTACCGAGGTGCAAGGAGTGCCGGCATTGCGAGTTGCGCAATCGGGCAGAGAGCAAGTTTGCTGGCGGATATGGATACGGAAGAGGAAATTTCTTCTGCGAAAATCAAGAAACAAAGAGGTTGCCGAGAGAAGCTTTTGGAAATCAGATGCCGAGTTTTATAGGATTTGGCACACCAGAATACGACACGAAGCTGACGATGAAGACAAGCCCAAGATGGTGTCCAAGGAGGAAAAAAAAGAATGAAGCAGAATAGTGCAGGACAATTCAGCCAGTGCAATAGATGTGGGGCAAGAATAATGTGGGTAAAAACAAAGGCAGGAAAGAATATGCCGGTAGATCCCCAGTTCGTAGATTTTAAGAAGATTAAGGGCGGCAAAGAAAGATTAGTGCTTCCAAATGGAGAAGTCGTAGCCGGAAAGAGATGCAAAGCGTGCGAAGCGGATGGTTATGGTTACATTTCTCATTTTGCGACATGCCCGGGGTACAGATCCTGACATAAAAGAAGAGGCCGCCTCCCTGACGAAAGACGACCACACGCGATACCGGAATTATAACCCGGAAAGATGGAAAAAGTCAAGGAGGTGGCAGCATGGCTGTAGAAGAAAATGTAAAAGAAAATACGCCGAAGGCTGAGGGTGAAGTACAGGGAGTGAAATACATTTCCCTGACAGAAGAGGAATTAGAAAGGCTCATAAAGGCCGCAGGCCGGGAGGGAGCCAAGAAAGGAGTAGAAGCCTACGAGAGAAGAAAAGAGAAAGACAAAGAGGAACTGGCAGATAAGGTAAAGAACAGTGCCAAGACGATCATCATTCATTACAGGCAGTTAAAGAGAATGAAAGACACATCGGTAACAGGTACAGACACGGTAACAGATCCTACACTGAAAGAGATTCTGGACGGAATCCTGGAGCAGGTAAGGAAAGAGGAATTTAATCTTACCAGTACAAACAAGAACCGGATAGTAACCGGAATGCTTCTGAACCATGTAGATGTGCAGCTGGAGAATTACAAGAAGGAATGCAGAAAGTCGAAGATCCAGGACATTCAGCGGAGATACCGGGTAGTGGAAAGGATGTTCCTGCAGGCGGAGCCGGTGCGGGCAGAAGACGTAGCCGAAGAGGAACAAATTGATAAGAGCACAGTGTACCGGACGTTAGAAAAGGCATATGCTGATTTGGCAGTTCTGTTCTTTGGGATAGAAGGAGTAAAAAGTATAGAGGTGAACCGGAAACCAAAGAAATCCGGTAAGAAGACTATGCGAAATGCAGATACGAGAAATCTCGCAAACGCGAAAAAAGCGCACTAGACAAGCGAAGGGCAAAGTGGTATTCTGATAAAAGCCCGATAAGCTATGTGTCACCCCTAAAAAAGGCATTGTTTTTCTTCTAAGAAGGTAGAGTGGGAAGGTAGAACAGCCTCCCACTCAACACTCTGGAATTATTAAAAAACGGTTAAAAATGGGTAATAAAGTGTACTTAGATCAGCTCGCATAGTATAATTAAATTGTAAGATAATACGCATTAGCGAGAAAAAGGAGTGACAAAGCTATGGCAATATGGACAAGCAGATATAGCAACAAGGAACTGGTAGAAAACAAAAACAAGTATTATTGTGTCGGAATAAGTTTGGGAACACCGAAGTTTCCACTGGGGTATATCATTGAACAGCAGTGTTATTCATTGGCACCGAAAGGATATATGCTGAGAATGGAACTGGAGAAGTTCACTGAGGAGTATTACCGTAAGCTGGAAGGCATCGGAAGTGACAGAATCATCGACATGGTAATGAGATTTGAGAAGACAGCAGCAGATGAAGGAAAGGAATTGGTTCTTCTGTGCTACGAGGATGTAAGGATCCCGGAAGACTGGTGCCACAGAACAGTGTTTGCTCAGTGGTACTGTGAGAAGACAGGAGAGATTATCAGGGAATTACCGGACCCGAATCCGCCGAAAGTAAAGAAACCGCCTGTACAGAAGCAGGCAAAGAAAGAAGAAAGCAAGCGCACAGCCGCTCAGAAGGAAGCCAAGATGGAAACAGAAGGCTATGAACAGATGAGTTTGTTTGGTATGGCAGGTGCGATAATATAATATCCGGAACTGGTGAAAGCATCACATTCCTCTTCCAGAGGGAAGTTCCTGTTCATTGCAGGGTTCCGGTCCAAAAGAAACGGCATCGTATCTTCGGGTACGGTGCCTTAGTTTTGTGCAATTTGCCAGAATGGTCTCTGAAATCCCCGGTGCGGTATCAGAGATTGTCCTGGTTTTTTGTTTAAAGTGAACAAAAAGGAGGGAAAACAGAATGGAGAGAGACGTTGCATCAGCTACCTGCGTAGCGCAACACGTTGATGCATTCAGAAAACAGGCGTTGAGAGATGCAAAAGCGGATTTTGGAGAACCATGTCAGAACTGCCCGCTGAATAAGAAGTGCAATTTTGACTGGCTCTCGATTATGTCCCCATTACTGAAAGACTCAGTGGTGAAGATCAAAATGGGTCTTCCGGTGCAGTGATGAATACAGGACAGGCGCCGCGTTTATCTTGGCGAGGATAAGGGCATTCTTCCGCACAGTTACAGAAATAGCTCAGAATCTTGTAACCGGGTGCTGGAGCACCAAGAACACGGACCTCTGCGTATTCAACACGAATGCCATGCTGCTCTTCAAGATAAGGGCAGTAATCATAGTGCATGCATGTAATCCGTCTCGACAATATAATTCACCTCCAGTTTATTACTCGGCTCGTATGAGCCTGTAAAGACAGTATAGTACAGTTTTAGAAAAACGGAAAGAAAGGAGAAGAAAACGATGGCATTTTTTATGGATCCGGGTGCAATGTTCTTAGGGTGCTTAGGACCATCAGAGCAGAAGTTCCTGGTTACCCTGATAGAAACAGCAGCAAAGTCCGGGTACACAAGATTTGTTGAGCCATGTGCTGGTACTTTTGCAATGGCAAACCTGGCAGTACAGAATGGCTTTAAGCCAGAGCAGATTGAAACCAGTGATGTAAATATGATGTCAACGGTCCTTGGGTATGCGATAACCGGGCAGTCATTAGAACCACTGGAAATCCATGCACAAGGATTCAGCGATGAGGAGCTTCTTGATCCTGCAACAGCGTTGTACGCACAGCTGTATCTCAGAACATCGAAGAACGCAGGGAATGATTATTTCTACCAGATACTCACGGACCTACGGCTTAGGAGAGAAGAACACATAGAGAGCATCAACCGGCAGATAGAAGTCATTCGGAATCTGCTTGGCGGCATGAGCTACAGACCACTGGATATGTGGGAACATCTGAAAGAAGTGCTGGACGATCCGCACGCTTTGGTGATCGCAAATCCACCGACCTATTTTTCGGGCTATGAGAAGTTCTATGATACGCAGGGCAAGATGACCTGGAAGGAACCACCGTATGAACTGTTTGACCCGGAGACCGGACACCAGCAGTTCTACGATCTCTGCATGAACGCAAAAGCATTGGTCATTTGCTACCAAGAGAAAAGAGTAGGAGAGGCAGTTGGTTATACGATATATGCCCGATCTGGCACAAGGGCAGACCTGAACGCCTACATAACCACGAACCGGGAGGAAGAGGCAACAGCTCTGGCAAATGGTAAGAAGATTAAACGGCCGGCAGAGAGTAAGCTACAGCCGTTAGACTGCAGTATGCTTCCAAGGGACTACGAGATCAAGGAAGACAGCAAAGTGCAGGTTATTCCGGTCAAGGCGGCAGAGGCTCAGTATTACAGAGAGCTATGGACACATAATTTTGTTGGTTCATCGGCCACATTCAACAGGGCATTGCTGATTGATGGGTATATAGCTGGCGTGTTTGGCATCTCGAAGATGGCATCTGACAGCGTATTTGTATGGTACGTGATGAAAGTGCCGCACAAGATATACCGCCTCGGTAGACTGTGCTATATGCTGGCACAGAACAGAGAGTTTGTGGATACGCTCCTGGACAATATCGAGCAGGAGAAAGTCACGAAGATGCGGACTGCAATGCTTACCAGGTATCCGGAAAACAAGGAAGTCAGGGGTATCATGAAACTGGTAAACAGGGTGGAAGACAAGAAGAATGGATACAAGCTCACATATGAGGCAGAACTGGTTGAAGGCAGGAGTGAGCAGCAGACACTTCAAGAATGGCTAAGGAGGGAGAAGGAATGGCAGAAGAACAGAGCAAAAGCATCCGACAAATCGAAGGGTGCGAAGTAATCTACGATATGGGTTCGGGTTTGGTGATCGCCAAAGTTCCGTTGGATAAAGTCAAGGAACAGGACATCAATGCCAGAATCATGAAGAATGAGATGCAGGACCAGCTGACCGCCAACATCAAGAAACGGGGACAGTTGGAGAGCCTGCCTCTTTTTGTTTTGGTAGACGGAAAGCTGGAGATCATCAGCGGTCACCACAGAGTAAAGAGCGCAAGAGCCGCAGAGATGAAGGAGATTATTGCTATTGTTGATGTGTCCGGACTCTCACGTAGCAAGATAGCGGCGAAGCAGCTGGCTCACAATGCAATTTCCGGTTTTGATGATGATAGCACGTTGAGAGAAATCGTGAAGATGATTGATGATGTGGATGATATGATTGAGTCATTCGTTGGAAAAGAAATCATGGAAGAACCGCTGGAACAGTATGATAAGATGCTGAGTCCTGCGGTTCAGTTTGATTTTAAGAATGTCACTTTTACATTCCTGCCGCATCAGGTGAATGATATGGATGTACTGGTGAAGGATCTGGAATCTAAAGCTCCGGAAATCGTTGGAGTTGCTTCATACGAGCAGTGCAAGGCATTCGTGGAAACACTGAGCAAATACCAGAAGTTTACAGACATCAGAAACGTGGGAGCAGCTATCCATTCAATGATCGAGAATGCCAACGAGAAAATGGATACTGCTGGGTTTGATGCAGAAGAGGAATGGACATATCTGGCAAAGGTGTTTGGAAGCAATGCGATTCCTGCAGATGCCGCCGAAGTAATCAAACAGGCCATCAAGAAGGCTGAGAAAGAAGGAACCATCACCAGCAAGAACCGGTGGCAACTGATTGAATACCTTTGCGCTGACTATCTGGGTAAATAGATAAGGCATGGCAGCTAAGGTCAAATACAATCCAGATTATCACGATAACTGGGCGTGGTCTTTGGCTGCTATGGGAGCCACCAATGAAGAAATCGCAAAGGCAATGGGAGTTTCCAAGCGGACGATTATCCGCTGGAGCCAGGATCACGAAAGTTTCGGCAGCGCATTGGCTCAGGGAAAAGGAGTATCCGATGCGAAGGTAATCAGGAGTTTGTATCAGAGAGCAGTCGGCTATGAGTACGAGGAAGAAAAGAAAATCATCGAGTACGATAAAGACGGAAACGTGAAACCGATCAAAATTGAGAAGACCAAAAAGCAAGTTCCACCAGATGTAGGAGCACAGTGTTTCTGGCTGAAGAATCGCCAGAGAGACAAATGGCAAGACCGGCCAGAAGTTATACCAGATACAGGAGCGGACGATGGAGACCAGGTTCAGTTTTATCTTCCGGATAATGGGAGGGATGGCTGATGGGGAAAATAATCAGGATTGGACCGCAGAAAGGACCGCAGGAAAGATTCCTTGCAACCTCTGCGGATATTTGTATTTATGGTGGAGCAGCTGGAGGCGGCAAGACCTTCGGGTTGCTTCTGGAGCCGATCCGACACATGAACAACAAAAATTACAATGCGGTTATCTTCCGAAGCAATTACACGCAGGTCACATCTCCTGGTGGTTTATGGGATAGTTCAGGCAAGATTTATAGCCTCGTAAAGGGAGCTTATCCATTAAAGACACCTAAACTACATTGGACATTCAAAAGTGGTGCTACGGTCAATTTCGCCCACTTAGGTAGTGATTCTGATTGCCAGAACTGGCAAGGTTCGCAGATCGCAATGATAGGGTTCGATGAGCTGACGCATTTTTCAAAGCATCAGTTTTTCTATATGCTGTCACGAAACCGTACTGATTCTGGAGTAGCACCGTATGTTCGAGCAACGTGTAACCCTGATGCCGATAGCTGGGTAGCTGATTTCATTAAGTGGTGGATTACACCAGAAACAGGTTATCCGATACCGGAGAGAAGCGGCGTAATCCGATACATGGTAAGACTGAATGATGAGATCATTTGGGGAGACAGCAAGGAAGAACTGGCATCACAGGGATATGATGCACAGGATGTAAAAAGCGTGACGTTCATAGCCAGTACATTGCAGGACAATCAGATCTTGATGAAGATGGACCCTGGGTACTTGGCAAACCTGAAAGCATTGCCTACGGTCGAAAGAGAGCGTTTGTTGTTCGGAAACTGGAAGATTAAAGCGGCAGCTGGTCTGTATTTCAGAAGGACACAGGTTGGAGCTATGCTGGAAGAACTGCCGAAGGATGTAGTTTCTTGGTGCAGAGGCTGGGACCTTGCAGCAACAAGCGAAGATGAAGATGGTGATCCGGCATATACGGCAGGCGTTCTGATAGGAAAGAGAAAATGCGGCCGGTATATTATAGCAGACGTTATCAATAAGCGATTGGCAGCAGCAGATGTAAGAACAATCATCAAAATGACAGCGCAGGCGGACAAAGCAAAATATAAGCGAGTAATCGAAAGGCTTCCACAGGATCCGGGACAGGCTGGCAAGGAACAGGCACAATCTTATGTGAAGTTTCTTGCCGGCTTTTTGGTAAAGACCATAGGAGAGTCTGGAAGTAAGGAATCAAGAGCAGAGCCATTGGCAGCACAGTGGCAGGCTGGAAATGTTGATGTGCTTGTGGGTGAATGGAATGAAATGTATTTCAACCAGATGGAATCATTCCCGGAATCAAAGTTCAAAGATATGGTAGATGCAAGCAGTTCGGCATTCAATGAAATAGAAAATGGTGCAACCTATTCAGCACCGCCAGCAGAATCGCTCAATAAGAGTAGTTATTGGAGAAGGTGAGGTGAGAACAGATGGCGAGACAAGGAGAAGAAATAGGGCGTATAGGACAGCGAAGATACGGCGGAGTTATTTACGAGGAGTTCCTTCGAGAGCTGAGAGGCCATAAGGGAATAGAAGTATACCGCGAAATGTCCGAAAATGACGACGTAATCGGTGCAATACTGTACGCCATTGAAATGTTGGTGCGGCAGACTCAGTGGTCTGTTGAACCTGGTGGAACATCAGCAAAGGACAAGGAAGCAGCTGAGTTCGTAGAATCATGCATGAATGATATGCAGACGACGTGGGTTGATACGATTTCAGAAATTCTCAGCTTTTTGACATACGGCTGGAGTTTTCACGAAATTGTATATAAGCGAAGGATGGGAAACACAAAGGACATCCGCACAAGAAGCAAGAACAATGATGGACTTATTGGCTGGATGAAGTTGCCGATTAGAGCACAGGAAACGTTGTATCAATGGGAATACGACGATCATGATAATTTGGTAGGCATGACTCAGATGCCACCGCCGGATTACGGATTATATACGATTCCGACATCGAAGGCATTGCTGTTCCGAACAAAGTCCAGAAAAGATAACCCAGAAGGCAGGAGCATACTAAGAAATGCATATAGATCTTGGTATTTCAAGAGAAGAATACAGGAGATTGAAGGTATCGGTATTGAGAGAGATTTGGCAGGACTGCCGGTACTCCACGCACCGGATGGATTAGATATCTGGAATCCGGATGATCCGGATGCGACAAATATCAGGTCATCATTGGAAGGCATGGTGCGGAGAATCCGCAGAGATGAGATGGAAGGCGTGGTCCTTCCGTTTGGATATGAACTGGAACTGTTAAGTTCAGGAGGAACCAGGCAGTTTGACACAAACGCAATCATAGATAGATACGATACCAGAATTGCAATGACAGTTCTGGCAGATTTTATCTTCCTTGGACATCAGCAGAATGGTTCATGGGCGCTGAGTTCAGATAAGACTGAGCTGTTCGCGGTGGCTTGTGGAGCGTATCTGGATATCATAGCTGAGACATTTAACAGCCAGGGCATTCCCAATCTGATTGATATAAACGGCGATCATTTTGCTGGTATCACAGATTATCCAAAGATTACACACGGCGATATTGAGGATGAAGACATCAGCAAAGTATCTACATTTATCAAGGATATGGTTGGCGTTGGTGTTCTGGTTCCTGATGATGGACTGGAAGATTACATCCGGGAAGTCGGTAATTTACCAGAGAGAACAGAAGATACCAGAATCATTGATGATGGCAGACAGCAACAACAAAATCAGGACGAGCCGCCTAAGCCAAAGACAGCGGCAGGCAACACCACTGAGGAAATTGAGGAAGAAGCCCCTGATGAGGAAATCAAGGCAGCTAAACGAAGACTGGGGAGGAGTCCATGATGGCATTGAGAATCAGATCAAAGAAAAGAGCGCAGAAAGCCAGGGTATCTGCCGAAAATAAGGCCGTGTTGCAAAGATTAGAGAATTATCTAAACAGCAATTCGGAAAAGCCAGTGAAGTTTCTTATATCCTTCTGGAAGGATCAGGGAACTTCTTTTACTTACAAGGAACTCAGAGAAGCAATCATTGCAGGTGAGATGTCCCCTGAAGAACTTGAAGCCTGGCAGCAGGACTATTCAAAACTGGTAGCTGATAAGATGCGTCCCATGTGGCTTGAAGCAATATCAAATGGGATATCTGGACAGCCGATCTTTGATGAAATTCCAAAAGGGTTCCAAGTTGATACCGGAATCAGGAATGTTGTAGATTGGATTACTGATAGGGGAGCGCAGTTCGTGACCTCCTCAACAGAGGAACAAAAGAAAGCTATACAGGCTATGCTTCTGAAAAAGACGACTGATAAGTACAGCGTAGATGAACTGGCTAGGGTAATTCGTCCATGCATAGGATTGACAGAAGGACAGGCAAAGGCAAACCTAAGATATTACGAGAACTTAAAAGAGACGCTTGCCAGAGATCATCCAAGGATGAAGAAAGAAAGCATTGAAAAGAAAGCCAGAGAAGCCCAGATTAAATATGCTGCAAAACAGCATAGAGAGAGGGCGTATACAATTGCTCATACAGAAATGGCGTTTGCATTTGCAAAGGGTGCTGATGCAGGGATAAGGCAAGCCCAGTCAGAAGGTCTTATAGGAGTCTGTCAAAAAGAGTGGATCACATCCGGTACAGACAGAGTATGTCAGAGATGCAACTCGTTGAATGGAGTAAAGCTCGATATGGATGAGGAATTTGACATTCCAGGCAAAAACTTATTCCAAGGATACAAACTTACACCCCCAGCGCATCCAAGATGTATGTGCGCTGTAAAGTATGTTGAAGTTGATTAACGAGAGGGAGTTAAAATGAGGAATTTTAAAGATATGATTCAAAAGCCACAAGAGAAGCCAAGCACAAGAGAGTCTCCGGATACAGTAAATAAGAGAAAATTCAAGGTCGCTAAGTCAGATGATGAAAAGAAGATCGCTTTTGGCTGGGCGAATGTATCAATCAGGACAGATGGAGAAGTCATTGAGGACTGGCAGAATGATATTGTAGAACCGGAAGAGCTGGAACAGGCGGCGTATAATTTCGTGGAGCTATATCGTGAAGGCGGAGAAATGCACGAAAGAGGTGGTGTTGCAATTCTGATTGAGAGCGTTGTGTTTACTGAGGAAAAGGTAAAAGCAATGGGAATAGCAGAAGGAACAGTGCCGATTGGATGGTGGATTGGCTTCAAGGTCCTTGATGACGATGTATGGGAAAAGGTCAAAGATGGCACGTATTCCATGTTCAGTATTGAGGGTGAAGCAGAAAGAGTAGAGGTAGAGGATGAGGATACTGATTGATATTGGTATTTATCTGCTGGGTGTGTTCTCTGGAATTACCTATATCGCTCTTGCGGCCGTAGGCAGGGAAAATTTCGATGAAGGAAAAGATGAAAATAGCGGCGTATAGCGATTTTCAGTACGCCAAACCTATCAATCCTACCCTAGAGATTGTAAAAACGGCTCTGGTAGGGATTTTTGAACTGAATATTGTGATAATTCAGAGAGGCATCCTTGGCGGGTGCCTTTTTGCATTATAGATCAAAAGAAAGGAGGAGGCAATGGCTACAAAGTTAAAGAACCTTAAAGTAACGAAGGTTGATTTTGTTGATGAAGGAGCAAATCCGGACGCACATATTAGGTTGTATAAACGAAAAGATGGAGTGCCGGAGCAGGAAGTACCAGAGAATCAGCCAATAGCATCGAAACAGAATGTTTGGCATAAGATGTTTGGCGCTATTGCCAAAGCAGCAGGCCTGAAACAGGAAGAAGCAGACAACATGGTTAACATGATTGAGAAGAGCGGAGCAGAAAGCTTTGGGAGCATGATGAACCAGAGAAAAAACCAGAAGATTGCCGATGAAATCTGGGACTGTTGTTATGCACTGCATTCTTCCCTGTGTTCAATCATGTGGGATGAAGAGTTGGATAATATGTCCGCTGCTCAGGCTATGAGTGAAAGCCTGGATCAGTTCTCAACCATGGTGAAAGAAAGTGTTTCTGAGTGGACTTCCGGAAGAACCACGGGAGTATCAAAAGGCACCGAGAACATGACACAGGAAGACTGGGAACTGATGAAAAGAGCTAAGGATCATTTAGAGGATGTCCTGAAGGAAGCTCCTGAAAACAAAGATGATGAAGAAACACCGAAAGGAGACAATGAAGAAATGAAAATTGACAAGAGTAAAATGACACCTGCCGAAAGAGCATTCTATGAAGACATTGAAAAAAGATATGGTGCCGAAGAGAATGCAGCAGGAGGAGAAGCAACTCCAGATCAGCCTGCAGCAGCACCAACAAATCAGACTCCAGCAACTACTACGCAGCCGACAACTGAGGACGCGGTAGCAAAGGCTCTGAATACACTTGGCCTTGGAAATACGGATCAGGATGCAGGAACTGATGACATTTACAAAGGCCTGAACCCTGTTCTTAAAGCAAAGGTTGAAGAGCTGCTTAAATTCAAGCAGGATACCGAAGATAAGGAACTGCATGAAGTAGCAAAACGTTATGAGATTATCGGCAAGAAAGAAGACGAATTATTCCCAGTACTCAAACAGCTTAAAGCAGCTGGAGGAACAGCTTATGATGATGTGATCGCTGTTCTGAATCAGACAAAGGAGACTGTTGAGAAATCTGGAGTATTTGGTGAGGTTGGTAAATCTGGACATGCACCAGGAAATGCAGGAACACCAGGGAATGCATGGGCTACAGCGGAAACAAAAGCTGTTGAGTTGATGAAGTCTAAAGCTGGAATTACTAAAGCACAGGCACTGGATCAGGTATTCCAGAGCGACCCAGAACTTGCAAAGAAATGCGAAGAGGAGGAATAAGGATATGGCAGATTATTTTGGAACTAGTATTAACGAATCACCTACCATCGTGCTTCCGGCATCAGAAGACATGAAGGGCGCAAGAGGCATTGCACTGGCGATTAAAGATGGAGGACTGGCAAAACCTAAAGCCGGTGACGTAACCATTGGACTGAGCCTTATGACAGGAGAGGATGAAGTCACAAAAGGCGAAGACGTAACTGTACAGGTTAAGGATATCGGTAAATGGATTGCTGGAGGAGCTATTGCAGTCGGGGATTTGCTTACTGCCGATGCAGAAGGAAAAGCAGTGAAAGCTACAGCTGGACAGTTTATCATGGCACAGGCACTTACAGGAACCGATAATAAAGGCACGCTTATTAAAGTGCAGATCATCAAAGCTGGCTACATAAAGACAGCGTAATGAAGGAGGATAAAAGAATATGGGACGTACAGTAAATAACACTGGAGCCATTATGGCAAGAATCCAGAAAGGATGGAAACCGAAACGCTATCTCACTAATATGAGCATGGCGTTTTTTGCTGCTGACAACGATCATGTAGCTCATAAGATTTTCCCTATTTGTCCAGTAGATTTTTCAACTGGCTACTATTACATTTTTGAAAAAGGTGATCTGACAAGGGATAATGTTCAGAGAAAACCTGAGTTCGGAAAGGTTGCACCGGCTAAATTCGGACACACTGACGCAAGTTATCAGTGCAATGTCGACCAGATCATTGTTGGTATCGACCAGATTAATGCGCAGAACTATCTTCGCTCAAACGTTCCGCCGTCTATTGATCCGAGAAGAACAAAGGTAAGATTCGTTGCAGAACAGCAGCTTTTGCATCTTGATATTCTGTTTGCGCAGAATTTCTTTAAGACAGGTGTATGGGCGAATGAATTTACAGGAATTGCAGAAGGTACTCCGTCAGCTTCTCAGTTCCTGAAATTCAACAATGCCAATTTTGATCCGGTTGCTTTCTTTGATGCAAGAAAGAGAGAAATCAAGCTGGCAGGAAGAAGAATTCCAAACAAGCTCAGCCTTGGCTATGACTCATATATTGCACTGAAAAATCATCCTGATATTTTGGAAAGAGTAAAATATGGTGGTTCTACTCCGAATCCAGCCACAGTAAATCAGAATGTTCTGGCACAGATCCTTGGATTCGAGGAGGTACAGGTTCTTGAAGCTACATATAACAAGGCAGAAGAGGGACAGGAAGATGATATGGAGTTCATCTGTGAATCTGATGGCGCACTGCTGACATATACGACAAAGAATCCTCAGCTTGATGAGCCGACTGCCGGTTATATCTTTACTTGGGATATGTTAGGTGATGGAAATTATATGGCAACAGATCAGTTTGAAGGTGATGCTGGTACACACAGCGAATTTGTAGAAGGTCTTATGTCCTGCGATATGAGAAAGACTTGTGATGAACTTGCTTGCTATATGTCTAAATGTGTGTAAACAGAAAGGGTGATACGCATGTATATTTGCAATAAGTCTCTGAAATTGGGGACAAAGACATACAATCCGGGAGATACCATCCCGGATGAAGCTGTTCTCGGAAGCCGAAAGAGAGCATTAATAAGTTCTGGATATATTAGCAACATTTCTGAAATGGATGAAATCAAGACAGGAATTGATGCAGCAGAGCTGATTGAAACTGGAGGAGCAGCAGGACATATCATGGTTCCTATTGTTGTTGATGATGATAACAGTAGTGATCTGGCAGAAATGATGGCTGTTCCATTGTCCGAAGCAGATGCACAGCATGTATTTTCTATTATGCAGATGGGAGTAGCGGAAGCAGAAAAAGCTATTGCGAAAGTAGAAAATGAAAATATCTTGATAGTTCTTCATGCTTGTGATTTTCGCGTAGGTGTCAAAAAAGCGGCTCAAAAGAAGGCAGACACATTAATCTCCACAAAGGATATAAAAAAGGCTCCTGCAAGCGGTAACACAGTCTCAGGGATATCTACGACAGAAGATTCTATGTAACGGAGGTGTAACGATATGGCAGTAAGAACTTATACCTATGTAGCGAGTAACATTATTGAACCAGGAAAAGACCGAATGAGATTTGAACTGGGAGACACAATGGTTGAAGGGAAGGCTGAAACTTGTGCTTTGACCGATGAGGAGATTATATGCGCATTGGAAATGAAAAAGTATAACTGGAAACAGGCTAAACTTGCCTTGCTTGAAAGTATATGTAGAAGACTGGCATATGAGGTTGACACGACTACCGGCCCGTTATCACTTGCATTTTCTGGAAGAGCAAAGTTGTGGCGTGAAGATTATGAACAGCTTAAAAAAGAAGTGAAGACGGAGTCAATAACGGTTCCACCTTCTTCTTTTGGTTCTGATGGTAACGGAAAACCACCGTATTTCTATACAGGCATGATGCACAATCACAATGCCTGCAGAGGGGTAGAAAATGAGAAACTATATGTACCTAAGGCCCGGTAATCTTGACAGGAGCTTTCAAGTAAAACGCTTGAAGGTCAAGTCTGAAAAAGGATACCCTGTTCATGAGTATATAGACACAGGAGAAAGCGTTCAGGGCGTTCTTGCGGAAGCAACCAAAAAGGATACAGAAAGAACGCTGCATAGATGGGACCAGGATCAGCATTCCCTCACACATACTCTGGTTGTCAGAGGAAGGTATGACATCCGCAAAGAAGACTATCTTATCTTAGGAGAACGTGGCTTTTTCGTGCTTACTTGCGATGATATTGCAGGGCTTGGGATAGCTGGAATCGTGTATCTTGAGGAAAGGAATGATTTTAAATGAGTCCAAGCGAAGCGGCAGCAGCAGTAGGCGAAACTGTAAGATTAAAAGTAGAAGATACTATCCAGAAAAGAAATTCTAAACTGGTGAGAGCTTCAAATGCTTTGAGAAACGCAGAACTAGATGTCTTGAGAGGAAATCCCAGTCCATCACCGCCTGGAAGCCCTCCTGGTGTTAGATCAGGAACTCTTATGAGGTCGTGGGTTCCATATCAATCAGCAGGCGGAACGACGGCGATATTTGGAATCATTTGTGGAGCGCACTATGCTGGATATCTGGAACATGGCACATCAAAAATGGCAGCAAGACCATTTGTTGAGAAAATTAAGCAGAAGGCGATGCCACAGGTAATCAGCATCTTTTCTGAATAGGAGGAGAAAATGTTAATTGTTGATAATACAGGGAAAAAGTTCTCCAAGGAAGAAATTCCAAGGGGAACGGTAATCTATGCGAAGCATGGAACATGGGATAAGGGAGAAATTGGAATAGTAACATCTGTTACAGAAGAAATGCTAAGGGTTCAATATTTTCCTGAAATAGGGAATGTATTGAACCATTTCTTTATTCCGGTATCAGAAGTAGAGGCAGGACAGTGGAACATCAGATATTCCAATGATGATTTGCTGTCAGTAAAAACATATCCAGAAGGAGAAAACACAGATGGATCTGAATGAGTTGATACATAAACGATTATCCAGTTACGAAGACCTGAAAGGTATTTTAGCTTCTTTTGCAGGTGAGCCGGCGATATTTAACACAGAGTTTCCGCCGGATCAGTCTCCGGGATGGGAAGGAAAAGGGCAGTACCCAAGAATATGCTACAAGATAGACATGCAGGTAAATCAGGAACGTTCTTCATCTGGCACCTTACAAATCGCGGTATATTCGGATAAAAGCGGAATGCTGGCAGAAGTAATTGAGGGATTAGTAAGAGAAAGATTAAAAGACATTCTCATGAAGCCTGAAGGACAAGATCCATTGTGCGTAGCATGGGCTTCAACTGCCGCTTATTTACTAGAGGGAACAGCGATTGTATGTAAAGAAATTGTATTTGATATTCTGGAATATCCGAATCAGGAAACAACAGATCCTGACCCAGTAATAGCGGTTGGAACCTTTATAAAGGAATTATATCCGGAATCAATCGTAATCGGATTAGACAGACTGGAAGATTATACAGACCCAGCAGAACATCCGGTATTCTTTTGTAGACTGCAGTCGTGCGAAAAGACAACAGGTCATTGCGCACATACGATTTGCTGGTTTAATGCCAAAGTTGCAATACATATTTTAGCCCCTGATGCCTCGGTAAGATTAAAGATGGCATCAGCTATTAATCAGAAGATGGCGATGGATGAAGAAATAATCATGTTGGATCAGTCCCCGATGTTTATTTCTTCACAGTCATTGAATAATAAAGCTGACTACCTACGGGAAGGACAGCTCACAGTAACAGGAAAATATGGATGCTTACGGAACAATGAGAAGAAACACAATCTCGTAGGAGTAAGCATGGGATTCGTTCGATGAAAGGAGAACAAATGGCAGAGACAAAGAAAGTGGCTGTTCAGACAGAAGAAAAGCCTGAACAGACAGTAAAGCAGGAAACTAAATATGCAGTATCTGAGCTGATTGCCGCGAGCGACCAGCTTTTTTCTTGCCCTCGAGAATGCGCTGTAGTGGCACTAAAACAGGCAGGAAAAGAGAATATGAGCGTTTCTGAGGCACAGACACTCATTGAAAAATTTATGAAGAAGGAGGTCAAATAACACATGGCAGGATATTTCCAGAAGAATGAAGCCGGCACGAAGATTCGTCCAGGGGCGTACTTCAACGTGGATAAAGTCGGAGAGGATGATTCCTTTGGCGCAGTAGACGGAGTAGTAGCCGTAATCTTCAAGGCAAATTTCGGACCAGCAAACACTGTAACAATCCTGGACAGAGGGGATGATTACGAAAGTATCTTCGGTTCTGGTCTTACTACAGACGCAATCAGAGAGGCATGGTACGGCGGAGCGAAGAAGATTCTTGCGTGTCGTCTCGGAGGAAGTGGCGGCACAGCGGCGAGCGTAAGCCTCACAGCAGCAACAGGATCCGTAAAGATTACAGCAAAGCATGTAGGAGAAATGCCATTTACTATTACAGTCAGAAACCGTCTGACTGATGCAGAAAGAAAAGAGTGCATTATCTACACAGGAACTACAGAGTTTGAGAAAGTATATTTTAAAGCTGGTGAAGATGAGGCAGCCAATCTTGTAGCAGCTTTTGCAAATTCAAAGAACTTTACAGCAACTGTTGAATCATCCGGAAAGGGTGCAGTTATAAATGTGAATCAGACAGCCTTTACAGGCGGAAAGAACCCAACGATTGCCAATGCAAATTATTCTGCGGCGTTTACAGAAATCGAGAAGTATTACTTCAATACCATTTGCGTAGACACAGAAGATACTGCTATTCACGCTCTGCTTCAGGCGTTCTTGGATAGAATTTATGAGGCTGGACAGTTTGGTGTTGCAGTGATCGCAGAAAAGGATAACAAGGATTTGGAAGAAAGAATGAAAGCTGCAGAGGGATATAACGCAAAGAATGTTGTGTATGTCCTGAATCCAAAGGTATCTATCAACGGCGGCTCACTGGACGGATATCAGACAGCGGCTTTGATTGCGGCTTTGATTGCTGCTACTCCGGCAAGCCAGTCAGTTACTCATACTGCCATCAGCAGATACACGGAAGTAGGCGAACTGCTTACAAATACTCAGATCACAAAAGCTGAACAGAGAGGATGCCTTGTGCTTAGTACCTCTCAGGATGATGAGGTATGGATTGATTCTGCTATTAATACACTGATTACTCCGGCAGACAATGAGGATGCTGGATGGAAGAAGATTCGTAGAGTCAAGACCAGATATGAACTGCTGTATCGTATGAATGCTCAGGCAGATGCTCTTGTAGGCAAGGTTGACAATGATGTAAATGGTAGAGCTACCATCGTTGGAAAACTCCAGAAGATTATCAACGACATGATTCAGGAAGGTAAGCTGGTAAGCGGTACTGTAGCAGAAAGCACTACATATACAGCTGACACAGACAACTGCTACTTCGATATCGATGTAGTTGATAAAGATTCTGCTGAGCATATCTACAACTTCTTTAGATTCCAGTTCAGCACTATTTCAGCGTAAGAAGGGAGAAAATTTGAATGTTAAATACAAGTGCTTCAACAGATGCGAGACACAGTCGTTCCGGTAAGGACGCCATGCTCTATGATGAAGATGGAAATGCTCTTGCGCAGGTAAACAGCTTCCAGACAAAGGCAGCGTTCAACAATAACAAGTATAACCCGATCGGCCAGAATATGGAACTCGAGGTGAACAACACTATTGGTGTTACCATCACTATTTCTGAGATTGTGGTTCTGGACGGATATCTGTTCAATCAGGTTATCAACGCCGTACAGAAAGGGGAAAGCCCGGTAATGACTCTGGATGGTGCAATCGAAGGAAGAAACGGCTCTCAGGAGCGCGTGACTTATAGAGAGTGCATTTTTTCCGGAGATCAGGACATACAGAACGTATCGACAGGTGATGTCCTTTCAAGAAGTTACAATCTGCACTGCAACGGACGTCCAGAGCAGCGTTCGGCATTAACAATTTGATATGAGACAAATTACGGAGGGTGGCATAAAGTCACCCTTTATTTGAATGGAGGAAATCTAAATGGCAAGAAAAATAGATAATGTAATCGAAGAATCAAACGTAACTGAGGTTGATATGACAGAGGCGGAAGTCGAGGAAGCATTAAAGGAAGATATGAGAGCTAATGAAATGGATTATCTGAATGGTATTTTAGAGGCAGCAGATGATGTGGATGAAGAAACGAAGGAAATTAAAATCATTCGTTCCGGAAAATTGTATTTTGCTTTTTCTGTCCATGCATTATCAGATGATGATATGTATGAGATCAGGAAAAAGTACACCAAATACGCAAAAAACAAGAGAACTGGAATGAAAGTAACGGATGGAATGGATAATGCAAAATTCCGCAGTTCCCTCATCTACAATGCAACTGTAGCAGAAGATCAGGAAAAATTATGGAACAATAAAAATATTCAGGAAGCACTTAGAAAGAAAGGGAAGAAGATTATCAATGCACTTGACGTGATCGAAGCAGCTCTTCTTCCGGGAGAGAAAGAGAAAGTTCTTGCTACACTTGATGAACTCTGCGGATATAACACAGAAGAAGATAAAGTTAATACAGCAAAAAACTTATAAGGTCCGGTTATAAATCAGCCCTGTTGCACTTGATATTCCAGAGACAGGGGATTAGACCGGATGAAGTGATGGCTTTGCCGGATGGGGTCAGAGCCTTTCTTTTTGCCTCTACGGAGGTATGGATTGAAGAGAATATCAAGAAAAATGAAAAGAGGTGAGATGCTTGGCAGAAACGATAAGGATAGAGATTCCTGTTAATGTAGTCGACAATACCGGTTCCGGAACGTCGAGTGTGACCAGGAATCTCACTGCAATGGAAAGAGCGTTTGAGAGAGCGGATAGGGCGGCACAACGATTCCAGCGTAGATCAGGCGTAGCGGCTGAGATAGAAATAGGAGCAGACGACAATGCAACCCCGGTTCTTTCGGCTGTTGAAAATGCTACGGAGCAGATAGACGGAGAGACGGCACAAGTTGAAGTTGCGGCAGATGATTCTGCTACGCAGACGGTCAATGCTGCTTCGGATGCTGTAGAAAATTTTGACGGTACTTCCGGAGATGCAGAAATAGGAGCAGACGATAGCGCCACCCCGGTAGTATCCGCCGCATCTGATGCGGTGGAGAATTTCGATGGAATGAGTGGGGATGCCGAGATTGGAGCATCTGATGAAGCTACGCCGGTTATCCGGGCCGCGCAGGATGCAGCGGAATCATGGGGAGGAAGCGTGTTTAATGCTACCATTGGTGTCATAGATGCGGCAACCGCTCCTATTTCTGCGCTTGCAAGTGCAGCAAAAAATCCGTTTGTGCAAGGGGCATCATTGATCGGTGCCAGTTTCGGTGTGGCAGAATCGGTTAATTCCTTCCAGGACTTCGAAGCTATGATGTCCCAGGTGAAAGCTATTTCTGGTGCAACAGGACAGGCATTCGATGATCTGACCGCAAAAGCACAGGAGATGGGCGCAACGACCAAGTTTACGGCTACAGAATCAGCTGAGGCGTTTAATTACATGGCTATGGCAGGATGGAAGCCGCAACAGATGATAGATGGTATATCCGGCATTATGAGCCTTGCAGCAGCTTCCGGAGAAGACCTTGGGACAACTTCTGATATCGTTACGGATGCTATTACTGCATTTGGTTTAACTGCAGGAGACGCTGGACATTTTGCTGATGTATTGGCTCAAGCAAGTGCGAATGCCAATACAGATGTATCTATGCTTGGTGAATCATTTAAATATGTGGCTCCTGTAGCTGGTGCTATGAAATATTCAATAGAAGATACATCGTTAGCATTAGGCTTAATGGCCAGTGCAAATGTTAAAGGCAGTATGTCTGGTACGGCATTAAAAACTTCCATAGCTAATATGGTAAAACCTACCAATGATATGGCAGAAGCCATGGATAAATACGGAATTAGTATCACGGATGGCGAAGGGAATTTAAAGTCGCTTAAAGGTGTTATTGATAACGTAAGAGGAAGTTTAGGTGGGCTTTCCAGAGATGAGCAGACAGCAGTAGCATCTACTATCTTTGGTAAAGAAGCAATGGCAGGAATGCTTGCGATTGTTAATGCCAGTGAAGAAGACTATAACAAGTTGAGTAATGCTATTTATAATGCAAATGATGCGGCAGAGGGAATGGCTGACACGATGCTGGACAACCTTAAAGGCTCCTTTACATTAATGCAGAGTGCTATCGAAGGTACGGAGAATGCCTTTGGAAAACGGTTGTCTCCGTATTTAAGAGGAATTGCAGGTGGAATTACCGATATGATGCCTGAGATAACGGATGGAATCAATGCGGTTATGGATGTGGTAGATGATAAGATTGCAGGCGTAAAACGCAAGATCACTGACATGACTGGTTCTGATGAGTGGAAGAACGCAGATCTGTTTGGAAAGATAGACATAGCATGGGATTCAATAATCGCAAAGCCGTTCGGAAATTGGGTTTCCGGAGATGGCGCGCAATTAATATCTACAGGACTTGGAACCTTGTTTTCCAGTGCAGCAGCTATTCTTCCAGGCGGTGAAAAAGCGGGATTAACATCTTGGTTAAGTGCAGGGATTCTTGCAAAAGGAGCAGCAACGGTTGCTCAAAAAGGGAAAAGCATAGTGGAAACCTTGTCTCCTATCGGAGATGCTATTGGTAACATCACAGAGGCAGCTGGAAATGCAAACGATGTGATGGACTTCGCAGGCAATCTGAGTTCAATGATTCCTATGGGAGCAAAAGTTGGACTTGCGGCAGCGGGAATTACAGCGGCGATCATCGGTATTAAGCTTGCGATCGACAAGTACAATGAGACACAGCTGGAAAATAGTCTTGAAGATCATTTCGGAAAGATTAAATTATCTGCAGATGAAGTCAAAGATGCGGCGGCAGGAATACTGAACCAGAAATACCTCACAAACGTGGAACTGGCATTGAATGAAGTACAGAATGCCGACAATCTGAGAGCTGAAGCACAAAAAGCTTTGGAATCAAATGATGTCCTTGAGTTCAAGAGCAGAGTTGGAATCACTTTGACAGCTGATGAACAGCAGGAATATACGGATAATATTAATACTTTTGTCGAAAGCAAGATATCTGAGTTGGAGAGTCGTACATTTGCGGCTCATATTCACGTTCAAACATACCTCGCAGGTACAGAGGACGGCCAGACATTAGCCCAGAACATCAAGGAATGGGCTAGAGCGGACAATTTAGAACTATCCGATTTATCCAGTCAGCTGTCACAAAAGGTCTCTGAGGCCTTGAAAGACGGCATCGTTGATGTGAATGAAGAAGAAGCTATTAGTGCATTGCAGGAGAAGATGAATAACATTACTGCCCGTTGGAAAGAAGCCGAAGCACAAGCGCAGTGGGACTGGATTAAACAGGAATACGGACATATGAGCGCTGCTGACCTGGAAAGCGGTTCGTTTACAGACTTGATGGATGAAATGCGAAGCCAGCGCGAGACTGCAATGGAAAGCATTAAAGCAGATACGACTCAGTGGTATTCGGAGTTGGAGGCAATGAAGGACTATGGAAGAATTACTCCTGAACAGTATGAGAGCTACAAAGAACAGACTGGGTGGTATGTAAGAGGACAGCAAGGCTCCGAATTAGCCAAGAGTCTTGAACTTGGAAGTAATACCCTGAATGATACATATGGCGAGAAGATTACTGGAAACATCCAGACGCTTACAGAAACTGCACAGAATGCTTTGAAGAGTGCGGAAACCAGCTTACAAAGCGGAGCTTATGGTACGATTGCAAGCACCTTTGATAATATGTTTACGTCTATGGATAATGGAAAAGGCTTCCTGGGAATTGGTGCAAATGCCGATCAGAGAGCGCTAAACGAATTGTATCAGTCGATGGCTCCGGATGTTAGTCAGATGGGAAGCCTGATTGACCAGTACAGAGAAGCAGGACAGGCAGTGCCACAAAGCCTTATGGATGGGTACAAGGAAGCAATCGAAGTTGGTGCGGCAGCAGGTGACGTTGATGCGGCTTGGCAGAATTACGCAAACCAGATTCTCGAATCTGGAAGCGAAGAAATGAAGAGTGTTTTGACGGATCCGAATAATCCGATGTACGAAAGCGTACGAGAGCAGTTGCCTGATGAGCTTAGAACTGCAATTGACAGGGCTACAGCAGAAACGACTGACAATGAAATTACACTTGAAGGTCTGAAAGCTTCTGTCGATGGTGACGTAGACATAGATAAGGATGCATGGGTATCAGCGCTGAATGAAAAACTGGGAGATCTTGCAACTACTGAAGAGGTTACTGCTGACAGCATAAAGATTAAAGTTGAGCAGGGGGATTGCCTTTGGGAAATTGGCAATGCTCTTGGAATTGACTGGCAGACTATTGCGGAACAGAATGGCATCGAAAGCCCATACGTTATTCATCCAGATCAGGAACTCACCATCTCCATGGACACAATAACTGCTGAAATGGATGGAGATAAGGCGCAGGCTGCTATCGAGCAGGCAATGTCGGCTCTGGATGCTGAAGGGGCTGAAATGTCCGTTACAGCAGAAGGAGTGAAAGTTGATCTGGCAAATGTTGAAGTGGATTCCGATGTAGCAGCAGCTCAAATTGAAGCGGCTCTTGGTATGGAAACCGGGACACTTGCAGCCAACGGCATTGAAGTACAGGCAGGAGCAACCGTAACAATTCCGCAGGAACTGGTACAGGTTGATACTTCTGGTATACAGAGCGCAACCGCAGAACAGACCGAAACGGAACCGGTTGAGACAAATACAACTGCAAACGTTAATATCACTGATGCGACCACAGATGCGTCCGGAGCAAAAGAGCAGGCACAGTCAGAGGTTGAAAGTACATTCTCTGAATCTATGCCAGCAGATGGACATACAGATGTAACTCTCGATCAGACTAATAATGCCGCTGAAGTATATTCTGAAGTTGCAGGAGAAGTACAGTCTACATTCTCAAATCCGATTCCTGCATCATGCACCGTTAATGTAACTCTTAACTGGCATATCACGAACCCTAGCGCCGGAATAACAACATCTGGAAGCGGTTCTTCTGTAACGGCATCTATTGCAGGCAATGCAGAAGGAAGCATTGTTACCGGTCCACTGTTATCCTGGGTAGGTGAAGATGGTCCAGAGGCGATTATTCCTCTTGGCTCAAAACGCCGTGATAGAGGCATGGACTTGTGGTTACAGGCTGGACGGGCATTGGGTGTCAAAGAGTATGCAGACGGCGGCATGATTGGTGATGTTCCGTTGTCAGGCGGTTCCTCAGACTCGACTTCTGGAGATTCTTCTGGTAGCGGAGACAAGGGGCAGGTTGTGATTAACATGAACCCTGTGTTCAATATCAACGGAGATAGCGGAAATGATACTGTCAATACCATCAAGGAGAAACTAAAAGAGCTGATTAATGAGATGTCTGGTGAATTAGCAACGAGATTACTTGATTCTTATGCAAATATGCCGACTTAGAAAGGAGAGAATATGGAAATATATCTAAAAGAAGCGGCGAATAAAAAGTCCAGCCTTCGTTTTCCTTCTCTCCCGGATAAGGAGATCACTGTCAAAGGAAATGCGAAGTATCAGAAATATGATGTTATCAAACAGGGTGTGTTTGCTTTTCCGGCAGGACCGGACATAAGATCGTATGAGTGGAGCGGATATTTCTGGGGAAGGGCCAGGAAGAAGATGTCGATCATACATACGAAATGGCTAGATCCAAAGAGCGTTATAAAGAAGCTGGAGAACTGGAGAGACAAAGGCACAGTCCTGAATCTTATCATATCTGCAGGCGGAGGTATAAATACCGATGTCACAATACAGAACTTTGAATATAAGAAATTTGGCGGAAAAGGAGACTATTCCTATTCCATCACTTTTTACCGGTACCGCCCTCTCAAGATTCAGACCACAAAGGATCTTGGAATTGACAAGAAAAAGAAGAAGACAACAACCCGAACAAACCTGAAGAAGACCTCGACAGAAAAGAAAAAACAGACCTATACAATAAAATCTGGCGATTGTCTATGGGACATTGCGAGAAAATTTTATGGATCAGGAGCTGATTGGAAAAAAATTTATGATGCAAATAAGACAGCGATAGAAAAAGCTGCGAAAAAATACGGGCATAAGGATAGCGACCAAGGGGATTGGATATTCCCTGGCACTATCCTTACGATACCGTAAAGGAGGAATCATGGTTGATCCGCTGAAATATTCTTATTATTTAGTTCTCGTGACTGAAAAAAAGAAGAAATATGACATAACAAATTTTGTCGAAGATCTAGGATGGGAAGAGCTGGAAAACGAACTCGCAGCAAGACTATCATGTACAGTAAAAAATGATAAGACCGCAAAGGGGCGTATTTCCAGTTTGTCTAAACCGGGATGTTATCTGTATTTATATTACAGATATAAGACGGGAACTGCGCATGAAGCTATGCGTGGCCGGATTGTAGAATGGAATCCATCTGCAAAGTCAAGCAGTCAACCATTAAAGCTGAAGGCCTATGATAACCTGTATGATTTGCAGGAGTCGGAAGACTGTGTATATTATTCTTCCGGAGCAAGAACCAAGCAGGTTATACAGGATTATTTCAAGAAATGGGGTATACCAATTGGTAAATATACCGGACCTGATGTGGTCCACGGAGTTATTAAGGAAGACAAGAAGAAACTCGGCACAATGGTCAAAGATATTCTGGATGAAGCGAAGAAAAAGGGTGGGGGCTATTCTGCAATCCGTTCTGTCAAGGGCAAAGCCCAGATTCTGGCAATTGGCAGCAACAAGAACATTTATCATTTTGCCGAAACAGAAAATCTGATAAGTGTTTCTCATAAGATCAGCACTTCGGGAATGGTTACGCGAGTAAAGATTCTCGGAGAAGCAGACGATGATAAGCGCAGACCTGTAGAAGCAACGGTCGATGGTCAGACAAAGTACGGCATTCGCCAGAAAATACTTACAAGAGGCAAGGATGATAGCTTAGATGAAGCAAAAAAAGAGGCAAAGGAAGTCCTTGATGATGATGGAAAGCCGAAAGAGGAAATCAAGGTAGTTACTATCGACATTCCTATCATCCGAAAAGGAGATATTATCCATCTTAAAATGTCAACTGGATCAGGGTATTACTGGGTAAAGGCAATTACTCATGATTGCGACAAGATGGAAATGACTATGACTTTAAAGAAAACTAAGCTGAAATCTTCGTCTTCGAAAAAGGATAACAAGAAAAAGGATGGAGATTACAGCATCGGAGATACAGTCAACTTCCATGGCGGCTATCATTATGTTTCTTCGGATGCAACGTCAGGATATAAGGTAAGCGCCGGAAAGGCGACAATAACACACAGTAATCCGGGCAGTGCTCATCCATGGTGCTTGGAAAATGTTAACTGGGCTGAGACCCATGTATGCGGCTGGGTAGACGAAGGCTCGTTTGATTAGGAGGGCATATGGCATATGACAGTAATGACGGTGTCGCACGATTAGCTGCGGTATTAGATGCAAGAATGAGAGATCATGCAGATAAGCCACTCTGCCTTGATTTTGCAGAGATTCAGGCAGACGGCAGCCTGCTCTCGAATACATTTCCGATTCCAATTCCTAAGAATGATTACAGAGTTTGTAGGCAATTAACTCTTGGAAAGACGGGAGATGCATTTTGCGATGTCCGGGCAGATGAACATTCTGGAAAAGCATATCTTCCGGAATCTATGCGGCAGTTGCAGGCTGGAGATAGAGTGTTGATTGCGTGGGTGCAAGACACTGCTGTTGTGATCGACATTATAACGAGACCGGTATAGGAGGAAATATGGCAGACAATAACTTATATCCGGTGGTAGACATTCCGGAATATGAGGAAGAAAATGAAGAATATGACACAGAGTACAAGCCATCTGTGGCGTGGGACTTAGAGAAAGGAGATTTCGTTTGTGAATCTCCTTTTTGTATGCTTAAAAGCGAAGGGCTCGAAGCATATAAGACATGGTGCGTAAAGGCAGTTGCTACAGAAAGGTATAGCTGTCTCGGATACGATGATGATATCGGTGCAGAGATGGAAGATGCCATGAAGGAAGAAGATGACACAGCTGTGGAACTGGCGATTGAACGTACCATAGAAGAGACTCTGATGGTAAATCCAAGGACTGAATCCGTAGAGGATTTTGAATTTGAATGGGAACCATCTGTGGTCCATGTGAAATTTATAGTGTACGCAATACACTGGGAGAAATTTGATTTAGAAGTAACATTGAAAAGGAGATGAGAATTTGACAGAAAAATTTGTAGCTCCAGAATTTATAGATAACAGTGATCCTGATACCGTCCAGTCGAGGATGATGAACAATCTTCCGGTTGATATTTCTGATATGCCGGCAGACTTTCCATATGATTTTACCATGCCGACTGCAATCGAGATCTCCAGGCTGATACAGTACAACCTTGTCCGGACATTGATGCTTATGTTTCCGATGTGGGCCTGGGGTGAATGGCTTGATCTGCACGGTGTATCTGCAAAAGTAACACGAAAGCAGGCAAGCAGAGCTTCCGGGCATGTGACTGTTACAGGTACTCCGGGAACTGTGATTGAAGAAGGAACTGTCTTCTGTACGGAAGGAACAGCAGATACAGAGTCTATTGAATTTGCTACAACTGTCGAGGAAACTATTTCGGATTCCGGAACGGTTGATATAGCTGTTGCGTCTGTCATGGCAGGAGCTGCCTACAATGTTACGAGAAACACTGTAATATTGCAGAAGCAGGCAAATAAGAACATCACTGCTGTGACAAATGAAAACCCCATCCGAGGCGGAACAGATGAAGAAGACGATGATACATACCGTGAACGAATCCTTGAGAAACTGCGTTCGGCAGAGGTTTCTTTTGTAGGGTGCGATGCTGATTATGTCCGTTGGGCGAAAGAAGTCTCAGGGGTTGGAAGTGCGGTTGTGGAAGCTGAATGGAAAGGACCTGGCACCGTTAAGGTTGTTGTTGCGGATCCGGATGGTTCTGCGGTTGGAGAAGATACTCTAAAAGCAGTTGAAGACTATATTGTATCCCCAAAGGACAGAATGAAGCGTCTGGCTCCGATTGGAGCATCCGTAACGATATCTACAGTGAAGGACATGACTATATCCTACAGTGCAGTGCTTGAACTGGAAAGCAATTACAGTATCGACAATGTAAAGGAAGCATTCCTGACAGCATTAAAGACCTACTACAGGGAAGCTAAGGACAGTGAAGAAATTCGGTATACGGTTGCATCTGCATTGTTGTCTAATACAGCTGGAGTAATTGACTTTTCAGATTTTCGCATAAATGAAAATACGAACAACATATCGGTTGCAGCAGACTATTATCCGATTACAACTGCGACGGAGCTTAATTTTACGGAGGGATAGAGATGCATATAGATAATGTTGATCTGGAACATTTTCCTGCAAATGAGGTTGCTCAGAGGCTCCTGACGTATGTGACGAGAGGATGGTATGATAAGTCGTACGTCGGAAAATGGATTTTTGAGGTCATGGGTTTAGAACTGGATACGGCAATCAAAAGGATTGAAGAAGCGCAAAGTCAGGCATTTCCGGAAACGGCGGCATGGGGAATGCATTTTCATGAACTGACATATGGAATACCGATTGACAGGACAAAAGACATTGATGATCGCCGAAAAGCAGTCGTGAATCGACGCGATAGGACGGCCAGATCGTCCATTACGCCTTATAGAATGGAAAACATTATACAGACCGTATTTGGGCTTTCTGCGAGCGTCTCGGAACAGGTTGAGAAGTATATCTTCAATGTAGATTTGCTTATTGGTGCTGATTATCCGATATATTCTGTCGATGCTTTGCTGGAATATCTCCGAAAAATAAAACCATCTCATCTGGCAATGCAGGCCCGATATGTAATCGAAGCCGCAATATGCAGTGAAAGGGAAAGAGCTCTATTCCCGGCGTTAGATATAGGAATGCAGCACGCCTGGATGGAAGGATATTCTGTGCCGTTAATAGAAGTTAAATGCGAGATAACAGAAAAACTTCCGGTTGGAATGACTGGGAATGTAATGATCTACAAGAACCTTAATCAGTGGAATGGCGAGTACAAATGGGATGGAACGATACAGTTTGATACAGAAGTAACAACGGAGGATTTGTGATGGAAGGAAAGGTAACAGTAGTAGGAAGGACGAAAATCCTGAGAGCCAGAGCTGGAGAGATCACTCTGCCTAAGATTGTAGGATTTGCGTTTGGAAGTGGCGGCTCGAATGGTTCAACAGTTCTTAGCCCGGGAGAAACATTGAAAAATGAATTTCTTCGAAAAGCGGTAGATGGACATACGCTTAAAACCAATGAAAACAAGTGTGAATATTATTGCACATTAAATGGATCTGAAGCCAACGGAAAGAGCATAAGTGAGATCGGATTGTATGACTCTGAAGGAGACATTATCATGATTGCTAATTTTCTTCCAAAAGGTAAAGATTCGAATGTATCAATGAGATTTGAAATTGATGATGTTTTACAGTAAGGAGATGATTATAAATGGCGAACGTGGTTATCCCGGAGAATCCGGAGTTCAATGAAGCTTTGAGAATCATCGAGACAAAGGATCTGGTTCATGCGGATGTAGTAAACCCTATGTTTAGGACATTGCTGCTTAATACTATATATCTCGAACGGCGGGTAGCAAAGATGATCGAACGGATTGACACACTTGCGATTGACAATACCTATGGAGGACCAGAGCTGTCGGCGGATGCAAGTATCGTAGATGCAAGTGCGCAGTTCAATGTTATCAGGAAAACGTCGTCGACAGCATCAGTACAGACACTGTTTCAAAAAGCAATCGATGGTCTCAGAAAAGGACTCTATAGCTTGTTGATTAGAGTGAAAGTGAACTCAAATTCAAATAACGGCGGGGGAAAGCGAACAAAAATAAA